AGACAGCACCAATTCCATTGTACGTCCAAACCTGACCGTATGGAACGATCCCAAGCTCAGGATAGCAGACAAAACCTCCCCGAGTCACAGCATCCTGAGATGTAAAATCATGGTTAACTGCCTGCTGGACGTTCCCAGGCTTGATGTTCTCTGGGCCGTTGTACTCGTCCACGCCAAGCAATGAGTTATCCCCAACCGACTCTGGCTGGTCATCCAGATTGCCGTATGCGCGGTAACGATTCATCAGATTAGTGACTGATTGCAGTCAATCGGGCGATTGATCCTTGCTATCATTCCACTGCCGGTTCCAACGCCACAGCAGGTAAGCAATACCAAGCAGGGTTGCCGTCAACCCAGCGACCTCATTGATCTGAGCAATTGAAACCATTGCGACAGTAGGTGCTGTAGCAGTTAAGATGTCCTTTGCGTTAGGGAAGTTCATTTCTTACGAGCCATGCGGTCACCGAACCACCAACCGATTGAGTTGAAGGCGCAGAATTGGATTTGCTCAACCATGTTTGCCTGATCCGCAGCGGATACGCGGAAGAACACGATTGAGACAAGAATAAGGAGGAAGAACGTGATGAAGGGACGAAACAGCGTGATGACGTTTGCGGCCCACGGGGAAACATTCGCTGGAGGGATGGAGGCGTTCTGGCTGGCAGTAAAAGCGTCCCAGGCGCTCTTATTGGCTGCGATCTCTGACATTACCTTGGCCTCTTCAAGCTTACGCTTGTGCTCCTGAGCCGCCTTGTAGTTCTCAAAGAACCCATTTCCAATGCGCATCAGGATGCCAAAGGCACCTCCGCCAAAAGCACTGGAAATAAGTTCAAGCATGGGCTTAAGGCAGGAAGATCAGGAGGCAGCGAGAACCTCCGTACAATCAACCTACAGGCGTTTCCTTGAGCTTGGCGACCTCTGCCCCTTGAGCACCTCAATCTCCGCAAGCGCAGCGGCAAGAGAATCAACAAGCACGTTGAGGTTCTGTTGCTGGATCTGGGAAACGATGGCGTTCTTATGGTCTTCTTTGGTCATGGTTAAACAGTGGAAGCTTTTTCCTGCTCGGCAATCGCAACCACAAAAGCGGACACTTCAGCGTACGTAAGCGTAAGTTCGCCAATGGTGATGGTTTTGTCGCTTCGCAGGGGCCACGTCACTTGCGTCCACGGGGCAACGTAAGTCTGTCCGTCAATGACGGTTTTCTGCTCAAAAAAGGCAGTGGCGATAGGAGCCTCGCCTTGCGGATCAGTTTGGATGCGCTGAAGGGTAGTGACTACGATTGGATCGTTCATAGGTGGAAATGCTGTTTCGGTTGTTAAATTAGTTCACCTTCAAGGCGACCCAGTTGTAGGTCGAATCGTCGGAATTATGCCCGTCAATCGTCGCGCTGCCCGCTGCGACCAAAACGCTCGGTGCGTGGTCGAAAGAGCCGGTTTTGGTTTTGATTGACATGACGATGACCGTATTCACGTCGATTGCCGTGCTCGTGATCGTCCCAGCGCCGCCGGAGAGAGTAACCGTGCCCGCTGCGGCGTTGGTTCCGGATTTTATAGAGACCGTCGTGCCAGCGGTGGACAGGCTCACCGCGCCCGCGAAGGTGGCTCCGCTATCCCGAACGGTCAGGAGAGCGGCGGCTCCTGACGTGCCAAAGATGAAGCCTTGGCCAGAGTCGTTGCGGAACGTCAGGTCGCCAATCAACGAGCCGGGGAAAATTCCACCGTTGGCGGTGATGTAGGTGGCGTAGGCTTTCTTAACTCCGCTGGTGCGGAAGGCAAACTCGGGGTAGGTCACGCCGTCGATGCTCAGGCCAGTTTGCGAGCTAGGTGCCGCGATTGCGACCGCCCCGCCCGTCGTCACCGCGCCCGCGAAGGTGGCGGCTCCCCCAAAATAACTCGCCCCGCCCGCGTTGCCGCTCAGTCCGACGTTGGAGCCGACTTGGAGTGCGCCGCCGCCTGCGCTGGATGCGGTGGCGGTGGCGGTGGAGGTGATACCTACCGGACCAGCTGCGCCAATCGTCAGCCGCGACGTGGATGCAGTGCGGAAGTCGATGATGGATGCACCGGAGCCGCCGATGTTGAGGATGTTCGCTTGTGCGTCCGATGCGGAGTTTTGCAGGTTGAGCGCCGCGCCTGCCGTGGCTTGAATCTGCGTGGCTGCGGTGACTCCCCCAGCAGCGGAGACGACGCCTGCCGTCCGCAGCCCGCCCGTGCCGGAAATGTCCGTCGTCGTGCCGATTAGGAGGTTTCCGGTGGAGGTGGCAAAACGCGCCCACTCCGCTCCTCCCGCTAGTCCAAAAGAAAGAGACCCCGCCGTGCTCAGTATGAAGTCGCTGGCTGAAACGAAGATACTCCCGGTGTTGGTCGGTGCGGTTACCAACCCGTAGCCAAACTGAAGCATGGTCTGCGAGGAGCCTCCGTTTCCAATGATGCCGAAGGTTGTCCGTGTGTTGAGCGTGTCGTTAAATACTGCGGCGGTCGGCGTTGTCGCTCCAAGTGCGCTACTGATTACGGTGCGCCCGGTGCCAAGGCTCTTCAATGTGGCCACGCCATTCGTAGTCGCGCCCAGCACCAGACTCGCGCCCGAGCTGCCGCCTGCGAGGGTGAGGGCGGTGGCGGCGGGGGCGGAAACTCCAGGGACCGTGACACTGGTCGCAAAACTAGGCGTGGCTGCACTGAGCTTGCGCGTGCCGTTCGTAGTCCCGTCTACGGCCATGAAATCATCAGATGCCGTAACAGAAGCGGTTGTACCAAGGTCTTTAATTCTGATGTCAGCCATAAAATAGAAGGTTGCTAAAATTGAACGTAGATAAGTTTATTCCCACTAGCATCAACGATATTATCGTTCAGATCCGTGATAAGGTATCCATCCGTAGGAACGGGATCGTTAGCATCATTGATTACTGGCGTGTTAATGCCAGTAGCCATCCGCTGGCCCAACATATCACATTGACTGCCGAGTAAACCAATCACAGCTGAAATTCGGAAGCTTGGATAGCGGCGCTGGCAGCGCCTTGGCGGATGAACTTGGCTTGCTGGGCCGCAGCCGTAGACCAAGTGTAGTGCGAGCCGTTGTACAACCGGTGCCCATTGGTCGTGGTTGGAGCAGAACCGTCAAACGTACACATCACGTCAGCGTCTTGCACGTCCAAGACAATCATGGTCGTGGTATCGCCAAAGGCAGCGAATTGCAGTCCACCAACAGTGTCATCTACCGTCAAACGTTGATCAGCTACCGTACTCCCGCGATACCAAGCTGGTTTCGGGAAGATATTATTCAGATTGAATGAACTCATAATTAAAAGGTTTGTTGGTTACCAAGAGCGATTCTGAGAGGTGACGTGAGTGCTGACGGTCATTTGGAAGCTGTCTGGCATCTGACGCTGGATGCGGTCCCATTCCTCATTCTTCTTCACTTCGACGATGCCGTAAGCCTGTAGCGCCTTGTCAGCCTGACCATCTTGGATCAGCCAGTCACCATAGGTCTGCCAGATCAACGGCTGACTGATCATCTCAGGAACAAGCTGAATATCCCACTTGCTGGGAGTATCCTCTGGATCCTGCCCTGCCGTGGTTGTGGCCAAGCATTTGTAGTAGTCGCTGGTGCCGGTCAAAGCTCCCGTAGTTCGCGTGTAATAGATGTACTGGCCCGCAACGTAGGTTGCCGTAGCCGAGAACTCATCACCTGAGTAGTTGTAGGGGACGCGCCGGTAGTAGATGTAGATCGGATTGGCCGGGTTTGTGTTGTAGCTCACGTACCCATTGGTCCCCATGAACCCGCCGGCACTAGAAATCATCTGGAACCCATCCCTCGTCACGACAAACCCCTGCCCACGCGGGTAGGTAATCATCGCAGGACTGTCCACCCAGGCTTGAAACAGAACATCAATATCGGCTTCCCCCGTCTGGTCCCACGGAAGGGTGAACTGCTGCGGGGAGACGTTGTTCTGCTGAACAATCAGGTTGCCCCACAGATACAATCCCTTGGTGATGTCGCCAGCGTAGGAAATCGTGCTTCCGTCCGTGCTAACGCCCGCTTTGTAGGTCTGGCTGGTAGCATCGGCTCCAGTCTGATAAAAGATGGTGCAGAGGAAGAAACCGTTAGCGCATTGCTGCACGTTTGCACTTTGAACATTGGTTTGAGTGCCGAGATTACCTGTCTGGACATTGAAGAAGGTGGAAAACGTGGTTGTGCCGTCGTTTACGGCCAAATACAGGTAATTCCTCCCTGCTGGACGTGCGTAGACGCTCGCCTGGTACATCGTGGCCCCAAATGCGGTTACAACCTGGGTTACGTTGTGCTCGGCATTGGTAACCGTCTCAAGCACCTTGCTGGCGGTAACTCGGTTGTCCGCAGGATTGCTGATGTTGTTGGCCGTGACCGTTACATTCGTTGCCGTCCAATACGCCGTCTGCGAGAGGTCGTTTGGGTAGGTGAGCGAATTACCCACAAACCGAGCCTCACCCCAACCAGTCAGGTCTGGCCAATTGCCAGCACCCCAGATCTGCCGCACGTTCGCGTTAAACAGATCATTGATCGATTGCGCTGTCTCCGTCGTCAGACGAGACGTAGGCACGCCAATCAGTCCGCAAATGTTAGACAAAGCGCGACTGTAGGGGATCGTTCTCACTTAGTCTTTGTTTTTAAGCCATCCACCTGTCAAACCGTGACGAGCAGCGTTAACCTTGGGACGATAGCCAACGGCACAGAGATGCGGATTATCCTTCAGATACTCAGGCATCCATTCATGCACGTTGTTACCATGTTGGCCCTGCAAACGGAAGAACAGGCGGCTGTTGATACGCGCAGCCATCTGCCCCAGTCCTTCCATCTTGGTAGAGCCTTCCTGCCGCATCTTGGCAGCAAGACGAGCCTGGTCCTCATGGACCTTGGCTTTCTCGTTGGGCAGACCGTTCTGGATCTCCCACCACCATTTGCGGACAAACTCCTTGGGGATCTCTGTGATGATTTGATCGCTGCTCATTAAAAAAAGAAAGGGGCAGAGCCTCGGATGAGGATGCCCCTGTTTGAGATTACTTAGCCGAGCTTCGTCGGATCGGAAAGATCCACGATGTTCAGATAAATATCCAGTGCGCCAGCGGTCAGGGCCGAGGGACTGCCACCCGTCGCGTTCGTGAAGATCGCAACCAGGTTAACAGATGCCGTGCCTTTAACGAGGGTAGCCGTGGTGGCAAGACCGGCAAGAACGCCAGCGGTCTTCACGGATTGGGCCGTGACGAGCGCACTGGTGCTGCTGGTCGTACCGATGTTCACCGAGAACGCCGTCGTGCCAGCAAAGGCAGTCGTGATGTTCACCAGCGAATTGTTGATGACGAAGTTCGACGGAAGCGCACCGAGCGTCAGCGTCACGGTGTCGGTTGAACCGGTACCGAGAGCAACGTCAGAAGCGTCAACGTGGAACTTGTTGGAGAAACCGCGAGCCTGCTCTTGCAGCGAAAGCTGCGAGGTGTCGGCGCGGGAGATGGTTACTGCTGTATCAGCCATGGTAGTATCCTTGTTTAGTTAAGGGATGTGGTTTAGCTGGTGCCAGCGAATTTGCCGAGACCAAGTGGGTTCTTGACCATCAGGGTAAGCGCAGCGAGGATGAACCCACGGCGACCGCCACCAAGATCAGGCAATTCGTTCGACTCAATACCGAGCATATAGCCGATACCGACAAGCTCAGGATCAATGACGTAACCGCGAGCCTTCTGCTGGTTGGTCGTGGTCGAGGGATCGCCGCCATCAAGAATGCCGTTGAACAAGTCAGGGACAATCGTGACGGTGTGGAAGTCGCCCACGTACATGGTAACGTCGAGGTCGATCTGGTGCTCGTCAGCATTCTGCATGACCTGGTAGGTCTTGGTCGTGCCGGAACTGCCTTCAGAACGCTGGAACTTGCTAATTGCCCGCTTGAGCGAGGGACCGGCAAACAGCGTGTACGAACGGCGACCGCCGACCTGTTGGAAGATCGACTGGAAGACATCGTTGAACGCCGATTCCGACAGGGAACCAGTAGCCGTGGCGTCAATGTTGGCCGAAGGCGTACGGAACGCAGCGGGAACGTCGGTGCCAGGGGTGTTGTTGATCCACTTGCCAAGGGCGCGAAGCTTGTAAGGCGCGGGAGGAGCTTCCTGCTGGCGGTCGTTGTCCGAACCGATACAGGCTTCGATGTCGCGTTTGATCTCGCGCATCGCCTTCATCTTGGCATTCGCGACTTCGCTGGAAACACCAGCAACGTCAGAAGCCTCTTGGAGGCGGGAGACCATCCACTGCTCGCGGAACTGCTGGACGTAATTGCCCAGACGAGCGCGGTTGACGGCCTGATTGGAGAAGGCGAGAACGTCCTGACCTTCAAGCACGCCACCAAAGCTGACGGCGGAAAGGCTGTCCACTTGCCATTCCTGATACGCATTCGTCATGCGTTTCGTTTTCGAGAAAGTCGAAATCTTGGGAGTGTCCTCGGGAGCGAGGATGGTCAGAAAGTCCGTGAGATCTTCACGATCACCGGCGACGTTGTAAGTAGTAGATAGGGCCATTGTAAAACGAGTTTAACGGTTGAATTTTGCTTTTTCCTTAGCCAGCAGAAAGGCTGCTGCTTCGTTTGCCGTGACGCCACCTTTTCGGGACAATTGCGACCTGAGAGCTTCAATCTGATTGGCTGATTTAGCCGCTGACGGCATACGAACATCGCCACCGTTGGAAGAAACTACTGTTTGACTGGATGGAGGGCGGTTGCTCATGGCAGTTTTGGGTTTCCCGTCTGTTTTGGCAGACTTCTGCTTGGCCTCAAGGGATCGAAGACCTTCGATCTGCACTCCGATAATCCAATCCGCATTAGGCAGGTTCTTCATCCAGGGCATCTGTGACAATGCTTGCTGGGCGAGGACGTACTCAGGCGCATTCTTGTCTTTCAGATATGGGAACATCTGATGAGCGACTTGCTGCGACTGCTGCTTCTGCGTCAGGAACTGCGACCGGGCTGGAATGTCATCATCAAGGGTTTTCTCTGCATTACGCAGGATCGCCTTCAACTCACTCCGTCCAAGTACAGTATCGCCAATCTGAATCGGCTCAAAGTCATCGCGGTCCAGTTGATCCTGGGCAAAGCGTTTCGCTTCCTTGGCCTGCTGCTGTAAGGAAGACAGTGATTGGAAGTCATCGATCTGGGCCAATGGCACATTTACAGGCATCTGAGCCGGTGCGGCCTTTTGCGCTGGTTGTTCAGCTTGGGCCGGGGAGTTTGCTTGCTCTCCGATCCGTGCTTCCAACTGCGCCAATCGTGACTCCAAAGCTTTGCGTTTTGCGACCTCTTTGCCGATACGCTTGTCGATTTTCTTCTGAAGCTCTGGTGTAATATCCTGAGAAGGAACATCAGCTTCACCATCGGGCGTTTCCACCTCTTGGCTCGGCTCGGCAGACTCGGCGGTAGCTTCGTCTGGTGTGACTGAATTATCTGACGCTTGGTCCGGCGTCTCAGCAGCCTGTTCAGTCGGTCGTTGAGCTTTTGCGTTTTCCGACTCGATGTTAAGGAGTCGTTGCGCTGCTTGCGCGACACTCAGATTGCTGTTCTTCGGTGCATCACTTTTTGCGTTAGTATTGGATACTTCGGCTGGCTGTGAAGAAGCGGATTCGACTGTTTCGTTAGACATGGGATTATAGCCCCCAAGGGCTGTGGACATGGCGGATGCCAAGTATCGGTACAAATGGATCCACCAACTAAGCTGTCAACAATAAATACACGATATTGCTACGTGCAATCTGACAGTATTAAACATTTCGCTCTTCAGCGTCAGCTTCTGCCTGCTGCAATTGCTGCTGAACGAAGTCATCGTACAGGCCAATGATCTGAGAGTACGCACGAAGCTCGCCTGTGGATGCAAGAGTCATGCGGTCGTTTTGAACTACAACATCAGAACACAGGTCGATCATCGTGGAGTGCTGCATTTCACGCAGTTCCTCGATGAAGTCCTGGAAGTTGTCGTTACCAACCAGGCTGAACATGGCATGACGAAGCCGGGAGAACTTATCCGTAGGACTCTGATTGGGATCGCGGCGTTTCTTCATTGTGAGGCATTGGCTGCGGTCGGATTGGGCATGGAGGCGCCAAGGCGACCGATTACAGCGTTCTGTTGCTGCTGGATTTGAAACTCGTACTGTTTCTTGCGGGTTTCAAGACGGTCGCGGAACGACTGGTCTTGGGCAAACCGCTGCTGAACGTCAGGCTGTTGCAGGTACTGCTGGATTACCTGCAATCCAAGCTGCGGAGGCGTGCCGGGTTTGATGTTCTTGGAAATACCGGCAAAGATCTGCGTCAGGTCGTTCTGTTCGTCCTCAACAATCTTCTGCTGGCCTTGTTGGGCGGGGCGAATGATGCGTTCAGCAATATTTGGATCGATGGTCGAAATAAACGCCGTGCAGAGGGCGGAATAGTCAATAATGCCGTCGCGGTCGAGAGATTGGGACGCCTGGATGATAGCAGTCCACTTTTCGCTCATGCGTTTGAAGTCCGTGGACTGAACATCCCACGAAAGGTAGAAATCAAACTCCTCGTTGATGTCCCCCTTGTTGAACAGTTGCAGGTTTACGTCCTTAACGCCCATGACGCGGAACATAACCTCGTCTTGGCCGTATTGCTTGTAGAGCTTCCAGATCTGGCGGAAGCTGCGGGCGAGGCAACTGAGGAATTTGTCGACCTCAAACTGATTGTAGATGGGATCAATGGCTGGGTCGCCCTCGCGGGAGGCAAAGCCGTTGTATTCCTTGAACGAGGATTCCAACAACGATTCGGACGTGTTGGTGTTCATGTCAGGGATCGGGCGGTCGGCGTAATGATATTCGTTGGGACGACGCTCGGAGATCATTGCACCTGGACCCCAGCGGCCCGGTGGGCGCCCTTGCGGGTAGCAGATGGGCGGAAGGATACCAAGTGAGGCCGCGTCAATGCGGGAGTCCTTGTGGGCCTTGATTTGGTCCTGCCAAGGCTTACCCGGCTCAGGAAGGCCACGGGAATCATGGAGCTTGCGGCTCAGGTACTCGCGGCGGTACAGGACAAACGGATATTCGCCGTGAGCGTAACCAAGGAGGCCAGTTTTGGCATAACCCTCGTGGTTCTGATCCGGTGGCAGCATCGGATTAAAGATGGTGCAGTAGATCCCAGGCGTGCCATCCTCGTCAGACAAGCGTTGGTAGGCGTACACGACGCCAATGCGGTCAGTAAACCGCTGTTGGGTGTAGACGAACGAGCGACTGATGGGCTGAAGGTACTCGCTTGGGCTGATGGTGATCAGCTGACCGCGCACTTTCTGAATTGCGGCCTCAACCCAGTTCTCATCCCAGTTGTCGGTCTGGACAAGCGCACGCAACTGCTCGGCAGTGAAGTATTCTACACGGTAAATCCCCGGTGTGTGCTCAAGATCCGTGGAAAACGACGGGATGAAGACGTGCTCATCCAGGTTGAAGGCGCGAATGATCGGGTAGGACCGCTCTGGACCGTCCATCGGAACGGTGGTCTCACCTGTCTCGCGCAACTCGCGGAGCATCTTGCTAGCTTTGCCCTTGGAGCATTGGTACTGCTGAACAAAGATGTCCTTCAGATCGTCAGCTGCGCTTTTGTCCTCAATCAGGGCGACAATATCGATGGCAGGAAACTGCTCTTGCAGGTCTTGCAGGCGAACACTGACCATCACTTTCTCTTTCCGCTTCTCCCAGAACTGACCCATGACGGCGATGCCTTTCTCATCCATGAAATTAGCGCACATCTCAACCTCACGCTCAATTTCGGGGATCTGCGTCTGGATCATCCAACGCATAAAGTTACTGACAAGCTGACTACGAGAACCGTCTTCAGAACCAATGGGAACAGCGGTAAGATTGGCCCGCTTGAACGCCATGCCTTTCATGGCAACCTTCTTGTTGATGATGTTATCAACGAGGAATACACGCAGATCGCTAGCGCCGTCCCACGGCGTGGGCGTTACTTTGCTACCTTCACGGGAATGCTTCTTGCCGTCAGCGGATTGGCCGTTCCAAATAGC